GCAAAATCTAAGTTTAGATCGACTACTTGTCTTCTTTTTAAAGGAGAATTATTGTTTTTATTTTCAGCCATAATATTATTATTTTGTAAACATTCCTGCAATATCTCCTAATCCTCCTGTAGCAACACCACCAACTACATCACCTATGCCGCCAACTAAATCAGAAGTAGCTTTTGCTCTTGCCGCTTGTGCTGCTGCAAAACGTTGTGATGACATATTTTGATTTTCTTCTAGTCTTTTGTATTGTTGTGATTGCAAATCTTCTTCACCTTGAGCCTGTAATTGCTGTAATCTACCAGCTTGATTAACTCTCGCCATTTGATTTTGTGATTCCTGGCCTGCGATATTAGCAGATATATTTTGTTTAGACTGTAATGCTGCTTGAGCAATTGCTTGAGCGCCACCTCCGCCGCCCCCACCTGCAACAATAGCATCTAGCCCTTGGGCTAAAGCTGCGTCAGTTTGTTGCGCTTGGAATTGCGAAGCTTGTTGATTAATTGTTAAATCTTCTGCTACGTTTTCTAAGTTAGCATATGGATTTGAAAATTGATAGTCTCTTATAGCTTGGTTGTCTGCGTTGGCCTGAACCATCGCCGCTCTCTCTTCTCTTCTGCGCTTCCCGCCACCGATCATTGACCCGACCATTTGAGTTGCGCCTCCTATTATTTGTCCCATGTTAGTATTGTATTATTAATTCATAGCTCGGCGTTTTATCCACCGTGAATCCTGCTTGTTTATATTGTTCTAATAACACGCCTGGTTTTGCCCAAGCAAATGAATATTTACATCCTAGATCTTCTGCGAAGCCAGTTGTAAAATCCACCAATAACTGTAATGCGTCACTTCTATCGTTATCCTTATAATATCTATCGGAAATAACTATAGCTGGAATTGCAGTCTTTGAATTTGTTGTGTAAAGAAACATTGCCGCTATAGGGTCATGCTCTTTACATACCATAAAGCCACCCAAACCGTTTTCAGGTAAAAAGTCTCTTTGCGGTACAGCTTGATCGTAAGCTTCCCACCAAGATGGTAGGAAACCCCAATCAGATTCTATTAATTTTCTTACTTGTAATTTCATTAAATACTTGATTGAAATACCTCACTAGATATAGCGTATAATTCAGCTCTATCCGTGCTGTTGTTAACTAATGTTGTTGTTGCTTCATATCCTATAATGCCAGAAACTTCTGTTTCAGCTGGCTTAGAAAAGAATATATAATCGTCATTCGCTGGTATTGCTACGTTTAAACTTCTATTTACATTGCAAGATAGTCTATCGTTTGCTACAGAAATAACAGCACCTAATTTTACAGGTGTTGAGTTTTGTAAATAATAAACAGTATCCCCCAGAGAGAGGGATACGTTTATTTTATTGTTAAATGTTAATACTATTTCTTCCATTATGTTAAGCATCTAATGTTACTGTATATGTTACTCCATTTATTAATTCCAATGTAGTTGAAATTCCTACTTGTGCTTCAACAAAAGAAATATTTTCCGCCGATGTAGACTGATACCATGAGTAGCTTGTAGGCGCGGCGTTTAGCGACCAAGTTCCATAGGTTCCATTGGAACCGGTTATTCTTCCGCCAGCATCAGCTGCAATTGAAGGTATAGATGTAAGATCGCTTGATATAAACGAAATTTGAGGTCCAAGCGCTTGTCCTGGGCTTTGCGTTGAGAATACACCTAAGCCATAATCGTCTCCAGGATTAATCAAAAAACTTCCCCCAATGAGTTTCAAGCCATCAGCCCTATAAACATAAGATTCTAAAGATTGAGAAGCTGATACTGCTGTACCTGGGCTTCCTCCTATTAAAAGACCAAGAGAAGAGGCGTGCCATCCTGTCGATAATTGTAATGATCCTCCAGGTCCACCCGTAAGTATGCCAGCTGTGAACCTCCAAGTGAATAGTGCTACGCTTGCTTGTGCCTGTGCAATAGGCACTACAACTGTAAGCCCTGTGGAATATGTTATAGTTATAACTCCATTCCTAGCGGGAGTCCCGTCAGCACTTGTTGCTACAGTATAAGATACGCTATCGCCAGAATTGCCAGAAGGTGTTACTGCTGATATAAACGAACTAGGATTCGTGGTAGCTGAGGCTGTCCAGGTTGCTCCTGAAACACTGCTAGTAATTGGGCCAAGCGTAAACGTTCCGCCAAATTCCGCTATATTTACTTGACTACCTGATCCACTCGCCACATTTTCATTTCCTATAAAATAGGTTGCTACCCCTGCAGCTAGCTGAATTGTTATTATTCTTGTTAAAACATTCCCTGATGTTGTGGTCGCAGTAATTGTTATGGTTGCAGATTTGGCTGGTTCACCATCTGCATTAGGCGCCACAGTATAAGTTATATCACTTGTAGCATTACCCGATGAAGATAGCGATGATATTATATTACTGCTATCACTAGTTTCTATAGCACTCCACGTTAAACCTGAATCACCAGTTACTAAATCAATTGTCTGAGCACCCCCCGAAGCAGTAAAGCTATCTATAAAATTACCATTATTACCATCAAGGGTAAGAGTTTCTGTATTCGCGGCTTGTGATACAGTAATAGTTATTATTGTGCCAAATACACTTGTAACGGTAAATGAATCTGATATTTGACTACTTGTGCTATTAGCGCTTGCTTTAGTGATAGTTATAGTAGTGTTATTAGTCTTAACTAAAGAATATAAGCTGTTAGATGACTGAGCTGGTATAGTCCAACCTGCTAAATCAGCGGCAACCGTTCTGGTTGTTGATCCCCCTGTTTGTGGGATTAACCCAGCCCCTGAAACGCTAATAGCATCTGTAGTTGTTACTAGTGGGTTAGTGCCTGCGGCTGCTTCATCAATATCGCTAAATCCATCATTATCATCATCAAGATCAGCATTGTTGCCTATTCCGTCACCGTCTGTGTCTATACTTTCATTAGGATCTAATGGGAAAGCATCATTTATATCTAACACCCCATCTCCGTCGTCATCAGTATCAGCGTTATCTCCCGTTCCATCTCCATCTGTATCAACGTATTCATTTGGGTCTAGTGGAAACGCATCAGCACCATCCGCAACTCCGTCACCGTCGTCGTCAGTATCAGCGTTATCTCCCGTTCCATCACCATCAGTATCGGTGTCTTCTGCTGGATCAAGCGGGAAAGCGTCGGCGCCATCGAGAGTTCCATCATTGTCGTCGTCGGGATCTGTTATGTCGGGGTCTCCATCGCTATCTGAGTCTACGTAAGCGTTACCTGTTATATTAACTAATACATCATCATCTGAGTCTGTAGAAACGCCTGATAATGTACCGTTTATTTGTGTATATGTAGGTCCGCTTCCAACAAGTGTTGGCCCAGTAACAGTAACAGCCCCTTCGCTGGTTGTTGTTAAGCTAACCAAGTGGGGATTGTCAAATACAAGTGCTCCGTCGCTAGTTATAGTATAAGGTTTAGACCACGCTCGGCTACTAACATTTACAATATCTGTTAAATTGTTTATTGCAATTGTTTGCTGAACGCCGTTAAAACCTCTATTATTTAAACCTGTGTCAAAGAAAATTGTTGAAATTTTTCTAGGCCCCCCGGTTGGTGTGAAATTAGATGCTACAGGCTCTGTTCCATGCACTCCTTGTAAAACCCAAGATACTGTAATTGTTGATGTTGGCGTTCCATCAAAAGCCAATGAACTAAGCGATGAAACTGTTGGCGTGATTGACACGGAAGCTATATTAGCTTGAGAGTGTCCATCCGCAACAAAACTTGAAACCGAAGCGGCGAAATCAGTACTATGCCACGTAAAGCCGCTAGCTGCTGTTAAGACAACGCTAAGCTCAGTCCCCGTTACAGCTGCTCCAGCTGCGGAGCCTATATAGGTTATTGTTTGTTTACTTACTGTGTAATTAGGACCGTCAACAAAATTTAGTATAACTGCAGGTCTCACCCAAGCTACAATATTTGTTAGCTGTATTTCATATAAAGCATCTTCGCTTTGCATTGTGCCTTCAGAATATTCTAAAAATAATAGTAAATTTCCATCCCCATCTAAAGAAGCAGTTCCTTGGCAAAAGTCAATGCCCGGATCAATATCTGCAGTAACAAGCGATATTTCTTCGTTAATTTTTAAAGCAACTAAATTTGCGGCAACTTCGGCGGGTGTGCCGAATAAGTTCCATGAACCCGTGCCTGGGCTTATTGTTAACTTTATAAAATTCCCTTTAAACTTTTGACCTTCTTCTAATGGGCCTATAACTGTATCATGAGTCCACTCTGTTGCGGATATAACAGTGCCGCCTTGATTGGGTTGTGGTATATCTACATCATCTGTTTGAAATCTAATTGTTACTTTGCTGGATGTGTCTTGTTTTAATGTGTCTAAAACTACATTTGTAGTCTCCGAACCTTCTTCAGCTACAATTTCAAAACTCCAGTCTATATTGGTAACGTCGTCGTTTGTATCTGGGTCGCATATAGCGTTGCCTGCTGAAGCGTCAGTTGCTGAGCTTGGTATTCTAACTGTTTGTGCAAAAGTGCCATTAGAATCAATTAAAACAACTATAGATATAGCTGGATATGTTGCAGATGATGTTGATGGGGTTACGGTTGGTGTAATATTAACAGTTGCTTGAGCCCCTGCATCACCTGTTGCTGTAATAATTATAAAACCACCATTTAAGCCATCAAGATTATCTGTATTAACATCTATGTTTTCAATTGATAATGTTTCTGCTTCGTCAAAATCTTCAATTGGCACAGTTACAATATTGCCACCACTGCTATCGGTAATATCACCTGTCGTTACAGCAACGTCGCCTAAAACTAAATCATCATTTGGAATAACTACAATTATGTCGTATACTAAGTCACCGTCGTTGTTTAAAACCCCATCACCTAATTTAAAAGGCGACGGCAAATCAATGGTTAAGTCATCTGGATCACCATCATTGTTTCCATCGGGCAATTCGTTTTCTTCATCTGATTTTATTATCAATTCACCTACTACTATTTCGTCCCCCTCTTCCCCATCAACAACTACATCGAGTATACCATCAGTGATTAAATTGCCATCAGCATCTAAAACGTCAAATTCAAAGCCATCGCTAGGAGTGTCATCAAAAGTAATATCCCCTTCTACGGTTATATTTGAAATAACCGCATCTCCAGTTAAATTTAAATTAGATTCAATATCCTCTTCTCCGTAGTTTATAGAGTCAATTAAATCAAATGTTATTACAACGTTTGCTCCAACCTTTGTTTTAACAATATTTTCATATATATTAGTAGGGTCGTTAATTGAAAAATCAGCTGTTCTTAGCCTAAAGCCAGGGAGCGGAGTAAGCTCCAGCGTGACAGTTTGAGTGCCAGCGCTGGTGCCTATTTGCCCAGTTATACTAGTTATAGTATACGTGTAATTAGCCATATTTTATTGTACATTAAATGTTATTGTAGTGTTTCCGCTTGGTTCTGATGGTGGATTGCCGTTAACTAAAGTAGCGCTGACCATTGGTCCAATACCAAGATACTCATTTTGAGATGAGTTTGATTGTATTGAAAACTCATAAGCGTCTTCATTATTAGCTAAGCCGTTAGATATGCTTTTTAAGTTATCTTTTTTATAAAAATCTATAGGACCGTTTGGATCTATTAAATTATTTAATTCAGTGATAACGTTAACATTGCTAATACCATTTATGTTATTATACCATTTACCTTCTTTATTTTCAAAATCAATAACATAACCAGCTTGTTGATCGGTAAGTATAAAAGGAACTTGCCAACCAGCCGTTCCCTCGTAGTTAATTGTTTTAAAACTTTTAATTGCAGAGGGTTCTTGATTAAATACGGTGGTTAAGTATGATTTATATTGAACATTGTAAAAGTTATTTCTATTAACGTTTACTGAATTATGCTGCCATATATCACCTTGATTAAATGTATAAAAAATGTTATTAACAGAAACACCAGCTTCTGGCACATATGAAACCCTAGAAACCCAACCTTTTTGATCTTCAGAAAAAGTTAAACTATAATCATCTAAAGACAATAAGTATTGTCCATTATAAGAATCATAGCTACCTATTAACTTGCTTGAATTAGAGTTTAGTTTGTCTCTAAAGAAATCACTCATTCCAGATTCTGAAATTTCAGTAATGCCATCTGTTGATATTCTTATAACAGAACCTCTTGGTCTATCTGTAAAATACATTCTATTTGCATATGACGCAAAAGATGACGGGTCTAGCCCAATACCAAAATCACCTAAAAACGGAGTGGTTTGGCCTAACACCCTATTGGAAGCTACAACCTGTGGGTTACCTGAACCACTATACAATATGTCTTTATCAGCCATTATTGTAAACACTTTGCTTTCGCATAAAGCCACTAAATTAGTGTCTCTTGTGTGAAGCTTTTGCAAGCTACCATAGTTGGGTTCCAAATCTTTAGTTATACCATCTGAATAAACAAATTCATTTAACCTGTTTGTTCCAGTTCTAGAGTTATATATTCCAGAAAATATTAAACCAGCTTTTCTTCTTTCTTTTGCGTAGTTTTCTTGTGGTACATTTACTCTAACACCCTTAGCCATTTGAACAGAATTAAACTTATCAAATACTCTTTGTGTTTCTAAAAATACCCCATCTTTAACAAACGCAATACAATTATAAAAGTCTAGTGTTTGTGTATTACCGTGTTCTGCAATAGGTATAGACTTGCTAGCTTCCCAAAATAAGTTAAGATTACTATCTTCAATTTCAGGAACTGTTTCAAACCATATTGTTTGCAATGTGTTTACTTCATTCTCATCATTGAAGGTAGATTGACCTGTTGGTAGGTTGTGTAATCCTACTGGAACTTTTATTTCTTTGCCTAGCAATGTTTTTCTAACCGTAAAGTTTTTATTGCTTGTACTTCTTTTTACTTTAGCAAAGAAAGATCCTTGTATATTTTTAAGAGCATTTTCTGTAATATCGCCTTTAAATATTGCAAAGTCTTTCCTATATGGGTCTACCCCAACCGGCTCTTCTAAAACTATCTTAAGAACATCTCTAACATCGTAATTATTAGTAATGTTAAATTGAGAAAACCCTAATGAAATTTCAAGAATTTTTATTTTATTTGCAATTGATTTAACCGTATTGCTCGTACCAATATCACCTACTCCATACCAAAGCCCCCCCTCTAATTCAGAAACGTCAATTGTCTGAACAAACTCAGCGGGTTGGATTTCACTAACGTCGTCTGCTACTTGCAAGCTGCCTAAATTTTCAAAAGCAAGAATGTTATTAATAGCTGATATTAAAGGTATATTTTTATATCCATTATTATTCTCGCTAGCTTCATAAAACAGTTCAGTAGAATTAGTTAAAGTTCCCTCAGCTGCTTCAGTGTCATTGGCTGCTTGAAAACCTACGCTATTTAAAAATACAGTTTTACCTCCGCTTCCGGAGTAATCATATTTTACAGTATTAGCTACTTTTCTTGTCTCTACAGGCAATTGATTTTTAACTATATCTGGAGCTTCGTTTTCAATTTCTATTATACGATGCTTAGATAAGTTTTTAACTATGTAGTTAAATTGTTCTACAGGTGGAGCTGTAGCGTTAGGATCTACAGGGGTAAATAATGTTTTAAATGTAGTATCAACAATATCCATGTAAACATTGCCCTTTCTTCTTGATCTATTTTTAAAAATAAAAGGTCTCACCCTATCATTTACTTCTAAATCATACTCTACTGTAACATAAAACCTAAAATCTCTATCTTTATTTCCGCTTTCTCTTATTCTGGTTATTTTAAATTTTGCAGAATTTTCAAAAGAATGATTTAAAGAACCAAATGATTGACCACTTTTTGCTTTTTGGAAAGAGGCATATGGTTCTATGTATGCAGCATCATTCCCCACAGTAAAACCTTTGGTTAATCTAACAAAGCTAAGGTTGCCTTCAAACTCAAAAGAATATTTACCAGCAACAGCACAAGTAAAAATCCAATCAGAATTATTTATTGTGCTATTTACGCCGTTATTAACAAACGACTGGTCCGCACTACCCGCAACACCAGGTGCCCATATAGTTGTATCCCTAGTTTCTTCGTTATAACTTTTATCTACATTAAAGTTAATATTACTTAAACTTCCGTCTGTAATGCCGCTAGACTGTTTAGTAAAAGCAAGTGAGTTAGTACCGTTACCAGTGATTAAATCACCGTGAGTATGTCTTCTAGGTATTATGAAAGTATCTTCACTTACTTTATTTCTGTCATTAGAATCTATTTGCAGCCATATAAACTCGCTATTGTCTTTATCTCCATCACCATCATTAAACGTGTTGTAAACAGGAAAATTATGGTGGTCGTTAGAAGAGTCCTTAACGTAGTATTTGAAATGAGTTGCCCAGTCAGGCGCTGCGCTTGTTATTTTAGCAGCTAAAGACTGCGTTCCGTTTGAACTAAATTTAGTTGTGTATTTAGTTCCTTCGCCTACTAAAAGAGCTCCTTGTCTACCAGGTGCGTCCTCGTAAACAACTCCAACTTCATAATCTCTAGCGCTCTTAACGCTTAATCCGCTGGAAGTCGATTTTTCTTTTTGAGTTACAGTTATATCAGCAGAAGCTTCTTGCTCAAAGCCAAATTCATAGTTACCATATATAAGTCTATTAGCGGTAACCTCTTGGGCTTTAGCTAAGGATGGTATACTATCAAAATGTCTTGATAATTGATTATTAGGTAGAGCCGAGTAAAAAGATCTTTTTGTAAACACCTGATCTTTTATATAATTAGGATCTGTACCAAAATCTTTTTTACGTATTGTTTTTAAAGTATATACAGTTGAACTTATTGATTCTGTGTATAGCACTTCTACTTCAATAACATCTTCTTCCCCTTTTGGTATATTACCAACGGTTATTTCTGTTACTATATTTCTAGCCGCTTTATTATAGCCTTCTTTAAAATGCTCTTTTGAGTCATACTCATCAACTTCAAATACAGGTTCTGTAAAAAACGAGAACGGGCTATATTCGCCATCTGAAAATTTCCATCTGTATGCAAATTGCGGAAATATTTCTTCAAAAGGAAGTATTTCTTTATCTGCATCAACAACGGCTTTAGTTGTTAACCTTTCCTTTGGGTGTGGCTTAATTACAGTTAGATCGCTATCTAAAAAGTTTCTTGAATATATTTTTGTTGGAACTGCCGAATGATTTGCTTTTTTCCACTTGTTAATATTAAGTTTACGTGGCTCATTTTTATCGTCTGTCCAGAACAACATTCCGTCAATGACGTTAATCCCTGTGATTAAGAAATCAGTAGAAAAACCTAAATCTCCACGTACTAATGTGTTTATAGCCCCTGAAGCGGGCACGTATTCATAAACTCCATCATAATCATTAGCGTGAATAAACCAATAGACGTTGCCACTTGACGCGTCTGCAATAGAGCCAATACACACAGCGCTTGTTCCAATACTTTCTGTAATTGTTTCTACAATATCCGGTGTTCCTGGAATTGCTGGTATAGCTGGTATTTCAGGTGTGCCTGGCACAGTTATTTGTCTGGGTATATTTAATATTGTGCCACTAGTTGGAGTTGGTGTTAAATCAGCTCGAAGGGTCAAAGTAAATTCTCCAGAGCTTTCAGTAACAGCATCAATTATAGTTGCATTGGTTGCTGTTATAGTTTCTCCAACACTTGGGTCTGGATTTTCAGCATTAGCTTTAGTAACAACAACTTCTGCAGGCGTACCGCTTAAAGCGTTACTTCCACCAACGTACGCTAACTTATAAACCGCAGTTGGAGTAGACAAATTGGTTGTATCCGAAGTGTAAGTAGGCGCTGAAGAAAGAGTTACGTTGTTACCGTCTACAGCTGTTACACTTGGTATTACTGTGTCTTCTAATATAGATGGTTGTCTAAACCCGTAAAAGTCGCCTACAGCGAGATTGTTGGTGTTCATTGCAACAACATACGGGCTAGTTGTAACAACGGAACCAAATGTTGACACATTTCCTGCAAACTCATAAAATCTTTGAAAAGTTAAAACATCGCCATCTACATAGCTAAATGTGTCTGACGTTGTAAAACTATTTCCTTGATTCTGCGTTGAAGTTTGACCAACACCACCATTATCAAAAGTTATTATAAATGAATTATTATTAGCGTCTGTTAAAAGCAACTGCTCGTTGTGCTGAAAAGACGTATCGTTTTCATCAAATAAAGTTCCAGCTGTTAGCGTATAATTAAAACCACCGGTAGTTGTTCCCGCAATAGGGTCCACCGGGCCATATATAGTATATGTGCCTACATTATTGCCATCAGGGTCGTGATCCGCATATGGAATTGTAATTAAAGTGTCTATTGTAATTAAATAGCCATCTTGCGTAGCATCATAAGCTCCAGCTGATGTTATTGTTACAGTTTGATTGCCTGATGCGGGTGGTGTGTAATTTGAAAAAGGATCGTAAAGATCTGCTGAGTGTAACCCAATTATGATTTTATCACCAACCTGTGGTGCATTACCAGGGTTGTTTTCTGTATATGGTGGAAAATTTCCTCTTATGTAAAAAGTAGTTGTGCTTGTTGGTAATAAACCATTTATACCATCAGTTGTTAAAGTTCCTATTACTACACCTTTTTTAACAGAAGCGCCGTCAGACCCAGCGTATCCTCCGGTTGTGGTCGTTGTGTTGTCAGAGCTAGAAAACGTTCCGTTTACTCTAATTGTTTGTGTAGCCGAAGCTGGCTGAGCGGGGCCCTGCTCTGTGTAAGAAACAACATTAAAATTATGGTTTTCAACTACAGTTGACTCAGGCACTGCTGGCACCGCTGGTACTTCAGGCGTTCCTGGTGTCCCAGGTGTTGTTACTGTTCTAGTGGTGGTTAAAGATCCGAAGCCTGGGCCTTTTAACTCATTGCCTAATAAATTTTCAACAGTGCTAGCGTCTGATGATTCTGAAGTGCCTATATTTACATTTAAAGCATCTCGATATTCTCCGGGACTAATTAGCCGTTCGTCTAAATCTTTATTTAAACGACCTGCTAAAAATGTATTTTTAATTTCTGGCATACTTTAGTGTTTTATCCATTTAGATTTGCCTCTTAGCACTTGAGCCATCTCTTCAGATTTATAGTTAGTTAACCTTATTTTTGTATTTCGCATTTTAGCACTTGCTTCTTTTTTGTATAAAGCAACTCCTGGCGCAGCAGATGGTCTTAGCTTGGCTAAATTGTACAACATGTAAGCATATAGAGCGTCTTCAGCAAGCTTTGGCACATAAACCTTAGATAAGTCCCCATCGTCTGATAAGCCATCAGAAATGTAGTCTAAAACAATTAGCTCATTTTGCTTAACCCCTCCGTCAAAAAATATTACGCCGTTTACTTTATCAATATAGAATGTGCTGGCTGCCGACATATGTTCTGGGTTAGCGCCAAACTTCTTATTAAAGTAGTCGAAGTTATCGTCATTGTAATTATTTCTGTAATAATCATTAGCCTCTAGGTTAACATCACGGACGTCTGGATTCTGAAATCTGCTAATTGTATTAGAAGCAGAAGCCTCTTCTATATTACCGTCAGCATCGTAAGTATAGTCGTAGTCGCTGTCTTGTAATGGAGCGGTGGGGTTACCGGTTTTTCTGCCTGGTAATAAAGGTTTTTTATTGCCTAGTTTATCAATGCAAGATACTTTTACATAAGAAACGTAATCTTGTGGCAATGGTATTTGTCTAGCTGGGTTTAATTCAACCTCAATGCTTTTTTCAGAGTGCAAAACATCATAGCTAAACTCTTGTAATCCTCTTTGTGCCCAAAAAGCAACTTCGTACTCAGGCACTTTAGCTAAAATTTTATCGTCACCTATATAAGCAACTACAAAGTTGTTTATTACGTCCTCTAAGCTTGTTCTTTGATAATAGCCTAAGCCCTTAAAATCTGCGGGGATGTTGTCTGTATCGTTTTCAAACTTTGCGTAATAATTTTTTTCAGTATATATTTTGTTTAACTCAGCCATTATCGTTCAGATTGTGTTACTTGTTGTTCTTTTTGTGCAGCCGCTTGAGCTACGTCTATTGATTTAGTAGATAAGCCAGCGTATTGACATATCTTAAGTACCAATTCAGTTATTTCCGATGGATGCAACTCAAAATCTGTTGACGTGTTTGCGTTATATACAGCTTTACCGTTAACAGTTAAATAACTCCAATTAACTTCAGCTGGTATTCTTACGTAACTTAAGTTAATTTCAGTAACCCCAGTAGATGGCGAAACAACTAACCCGCCTTCATGGCGTGCGTATATAGGGTTTTTAACTGTTGGCTTTGTTAGCTTAGATTTATTTACATATAAAAAGTCTTTAGTTGAAACTTCTGTTGCAAAAGTATTATTTAAAGAAATTGCTATTAGCGAATAAAAATTACTAGGGTAAGCAAAATAACTGCTAGTAGGAACCCCACTCGAGTTGCTAAAAGTTATCGCTGATAAAGTATCTTCGTTTTCAAAAAAAGATATTTTTTCCTCAACATTCTTTTGAATATCAGAGTAATCTGAATCGTTTGAAGGAACATAATTTCTTAAAGAAAAGTACCCTCCAAAAATTTCATTTTGGGCTTGGTTTGCAAATAAGTTAAACTCTACAGGAGGTAAATAACCCCGCTGCTCTTTATTAAGTATTTTTTGCACTGTTTGATAAACTCTATCTATACCTACCATTGATTTGTTTTATTAATTAGATGGTTATGATTAAACGAATAATCATAACCTGGTGTTTTATGAAAGTTTCTTTTCAATAGCTTTCATAACGTCTACGCCTTCATCTGTTTTTAAGAATCGTGCAAACGCTGCATATGGGTGTTCATCAAATGGAACTGTCATAATTTTTTTACTATTAGTTGACCATTTGAATATTGTGTTGTCGTCTGTTAATTTAACGATGCCAGCTTCGACACATCGGTTTGCTAAATTACGAAGTTTAATATCTTCGTCCTGTGCTACTTCAATAAATAGCTTAGGCATGTTTCTAGCAAACATATAACAATCTCTTTTAATTTCTTTAGAAGACATTTTAGTTACATCAGAACCAATTTCAGTTCTTAATATAGCTTCTAAATGCTCTATATCAAGCTCTTGGACTAGTTTTAATGCTTCTAGTTCTAGTTCTATAATATCTATGTCATCTATAGCTTCTTGTACAAAATCAATTTCTTCCCATAGGTTAAACCTGTCTGGGTGATGAAGTGAAAGCAATTGTTGTAATAAAGGCTGGTTTCTTGGCACTGTTAAAACACCATCAACAAATACGATGTGCTCTAGCTTTGCAAAACCGTCTTGTTCATCCACAAATAAAGATCGTTGATTAGTAGAGTATCTTAATTCTCTATTGACACCTTTTTCTTCGTCAAAGAACAAAAGCCCTGTGCTTTTTATTTTATAAGTTAACGGCGACATACCGTTTTTAAGAACATAAGTTCTATCTTTAATTTCCCAATTTTTCATATATAATTTAATAAGATAATTTAAAAAAAATAACTGAAGGGGCGACCGTTAAGCCACCCCACAGTTATATTAATCTACTACTTCAATAAGAAGAAGTTGTTTGCACCTTGAGTAATCAAACATCTTTCAGATAAGAAATTAACTCGCATCTCATCTACAGAAGAAGTATAAGCTCCTCCAACAGATCCAGTGATCCAAGTTTTCATTTTTCTATCATCAGTTTCAGATGAACGATAACGGATGTGTAAGAATGGACGCTTGATGTTTTTACCAAGATCTTGATCGTACACAGTAGAGGTACCTGCAGGAATAATAGCTCCTTCAACATCTCCAAATCCACCGCGAGTTGCGAAGTCATTTAGATATTTCCAGTCAGTTTTGTAGAAGTCATAAGAACCTCTGCGGAAACCGCTAAATCCTAGGTTAAGAGCCATGTCTTCAGAGTTATTAAATACTCCGTAAGAAGTACCTCCTGCTCCGTAAGAATTTTTAGCTGCTAATGCATCGTCAATTGATAAAGATAAAGCACGGTTACTATAGATCATATTTTCTTCAATAGATCCGTTTTTATCCAATTGCTTAAGGATGCTGTCAAAACCAGTCATGTCAGTACCTAGATCTGTAGAAAGACCTCCGTATACATTTCCACGCGCTTCTAATGCAGCAAAGAATCCTTCAGAACCAGAATAAGTTCCAATATCAGATCCTGCTCCAGCAGTTTTTACTGCTTCAACCATAGTCATTTCTAAGTTGTCTTCAAAACGTAAACGAGTTTCGTGCTCAGACTTTAGGTACCATAGGTATCCGCTAGCTCCGTTTTCTGAAGCAACTTCAATCCATCCGATTTGTGCAGTGTCAGAACCATTAACAGCATAGTTATCTTTTAAGATAATAGGCTTGTTAGTGTAAGAAGAGTAGTCAGAATCTACAGATCCAATCATTCCGTCAGTTCCTTTTGCAAATTCAGAACCATAAGCAAGCACGGTAGCATGGTCATAAGAAGCAGCTCCGGTAACAGCACCAAAGTTAGCAGCAGTATAACATACAGCTGTAAAGGTACCTGTGTCTCCTGCTCCAGCAGCTCCAGCAACTGTAACAACACCTTTTAATACAGGTCCAGTAGCAACGTTTGCGCTAGTTTGTCCTTGTACCATAATGGTTTGTCCAGCACGGAATATAGGTGCAGCACCAGCAGCATGTGCAGATCCATCGGCGTTAGCATCAAAAGTTACTGTAAATACAGTAGCTCCGTTAGCTCCAGCTGCTGCAAGAGCAACATTTTGGTAACGCGTGTGTAGACGACCTTGCTCTACCCAACGAATTTCGTCAGATGTAGATGGCATTTCAGCTGATACCATACGTAGGAAAGAAGAGATAGAACGGTTTCCGTAAATTTCAGCTTCCTTTTCGTATACGTCAGGTAAAAATTGTTTTGTAAAATCGAAATCATTAATGTAATTTCCTTGAAATAATACTCCCTTAGTTGCTGAGGGAGATAAGTGTTCAATGCCAGTAGTTATAGCCATTGTAATAAATTTTTAGTTAGTTTTTTAGTTTCATTCTTAGTTTAGAACTAGAATCACCTGATACAACTTTAAATTTCTGTCCAGATTTAGTTTGTACAACGCCTTCTTTTCTGGGGTCCATATTAATATTTTTAGCATCCTTAGCGGCATTGCGAAGAGCATCGGCACGGCCTTGCTCATAAAAATGTTCTGCAAGCTTGTCTGCATTTCTAGCAGCAAACAATGCTTTATGGTACCCCTTAGCGTCACTAATCTGACCATCATCTCCTAAAAATCCTTTAACAAAATTGTTAATGTCTGATTGCTGCGTTTTTGTTTCAGCAGCATTATTGACTTTAAATCGGTATTTATTGTCTCCAACTTGGAAATCAAAACCTTTAAATTTGTCATTAAAAACATTATCTGTTTTTTGTAAAAAAGATTGCTTTAGTTGTTCATTAGATTCAGCGCTCTGTTTATATTCGTTATAATACGTAAAAGCTTCTTGGTACTCCTGAGGAATATCTTGTTGCTTATTCAACTTGAGGTCAGCATAATATTTCTCTTTGTTTCCTTCCAAAAACTTTTTAGCATTAAATAACTCTTCTTTAAATGCTCTTTTCTTAGAGCGAATTTCTCTTGGGTCGTCGTCTTCATCATATGAAAAATTATCTTCCATATATTCTGAAACTTCTTGAGCGTCCCAAGGTTTTGATTGATTATAGTACTCTCTTAATAAATCACCATCATTATACGATGATAAGTCTTTGTTTAACAAAACATAATCTTCAACAGTTCCGCCAGTTTCTTCCATAAACTTTACAAGTTTATCAACATTTTCTGGTAAAACAACCGGAGTAGTGGGCTCTGGTAACTCATTTACTTTAGCGGAGTTTGCGTCAACTGCAGGTTTTGTATCTACCGGCGCTTCGTCTTCTTCTTCGATAACGAGCTCGAGCGGAGAGGCTTCTTCGGTTTCGGTTTGCTCCCGTACTTCTTCGCCCACTTCTTCGCTATTTCCGGTTTCATTTTCCATAGAAACCTCCTCTGTTTTTCGCTCTTGAACGGCATCTTCTGTTGGTTTGTTTAGTTCGTCTAAATTAATTTTAGGCACTTCGTCTACTGTTTGACCAGCGGCTTCCGGGGTAATGTCCCCGGCTTCTACCGCTTTGTCTAATACAGCTTGTTCTTGTTCCTGTGCCGACTTCTGTGTTGTATCGTCAACAACACCTTTAATTTTCCATTCACTCATAATTTAATAATATATAATAGTTATTGTTTTTTTACCTAGGCTCAAAGCTACTTAAATCAAATCCGCCTAATACATCATTGCCCTTAGACTCAAAAGACTTTTGAGGTTTTGGTATTGATGGAGGGCCAGATATATCAGAATCTGTAATTTTGCTTCCAGCCATTTCTTTTTTAGCATCTAATTCCATTTTTTTAAGCTTAGTATTTAAATCAAACTCAAATTGCATAAGCTCTTTTTTGGTAATAGCCTCTACTTCTAGCTTTTTTATGTCATAATTAGTTTGTGCCTCAGAAAGTTTCATTTTAGCTTCTGCTTTAATTGTTTCAGCTTGAGCCTTCGCTAGTTCAGCAGCTTGAGCCGCTTGTGCGTTTGCTTGTGATTGAGCTGCTATGTTTCTTTCTGCTTTTTGCTGGTCTAAAGCTTCTTTCTTAGCTCTTCTGTATTTCAACAGCTGGTTAGCTAGTTTAATATTTTTTACCTGTCGAATATCAATTACATCATCTAAATGTATTTGATCTCTTGACAAAGCTATTTGAATGTTATTTTCAACAAGCTGTTTTTCGTCTTCATCAGGATCAAGCTCTATAAAAATACCAAAATCATGCAGATGTAGCTTCTCCATTTCTTTCAAAGCCCCTACACTAAATCTACCTATTGACGTAACTAAAGCGTCCCTTTGTGGGTGAAATTCTAAAACATCTTTTACCCTAATAGATATAGCCTCTGCTAACGCTGTGGTTATATAAAGAGAACTATACAGGATATGTCTTGTTGCTGTGTTAGAATTGGCAGCCGCTAGCTTTTGAACCCCAACAAGTGCGTAAGGATCTGGATCAGAACCATCTCTAGCTTCATTTAATCCAGTTACATCGCGTATCATGTTTAGATAATAGTTGTAAGCTTGTATTAACAACTGGGATTGTTGTCCACCGCCACCAGGCAATTCTTGAATAGGTATTTTGCCAGCATTCATTTCTCCATCAACTGTCATAGATCTACCTATAACAGAACCTGTTTGAAAATATAAATTTAAAGCTTCTTGCGGATTATAATTTGTTCCATTGCCTAAATCAATTTCAGCTAAACCATCTGCATCCAAATAAACGCCTGAAGGCGTCATTCTCTGTAGCACTTGCTGCAATTTTAAATGCGTTAGCTGTATTAAGTTAGCATATGTCTCCATTCGGCTAACTAAGCTCTCAATTTTGCCTTGATACATTCTAGGAGCGCTAACAACGTAATTCATAATTACTTTATTAGCATTGGAGTTTTCTCTAACCATGTTAGAAGCTTTCTCCCATTTAAGAAGATTATTAGCTCCCAGCACCATAACGCCTTCATAAATAGTCTCTACTGCTGTTTCAACTTTTTCAAACCTAGTTCTTTGATCTTTTGGAGGATTGAACGTGTCGTCTTTTCTGATTGCTTTTTTCGCTCCAGTAGATGTTTCTTTTATTTTATAAACACTTTTTTCCCAAGTTTTCCAATTAAAATAAAGAACACTTAATGTGTTACTGTCATAAGAATCATCTAAATTGTTTGTTGCGTAATCGTAGTTTTTATAGTTGCTAGATTGTTTAACGGCAAGATCAAACTCTTCGTCAGATAAATTAGGAAATTGTTTTTTAAGCTCGTTGCTTTTTATTTGCTTTATTTCGCCAAAATAATACACATCTTGAAAGTCTGGATCTTCTGTATGCGAGTATATAAGGTTTGCGGGGTCAACATACTCTAGCGTAATGCCATCCGTATTATTAAACCCATGTTTTGCAGCTGATATGCCTAAAACTGTTTGGTCGTAATCAAGCCGTTTTTTTAAGCTTGAAAACTTGTTCCGCAAGAACACATTATTAATAGCTTGTTCTTGTGCTATCTCAATACTTTGTTTGTAACCTATTTGCATGTAAAGCTCCAACTCTTCTTTGTCGGTTGGCAAATCTTCATCAGGTACTGTTTTTACCCCCACTCCTAAAGCATCTTCTATTGAGGATAAAAAATCTTTTGCCATCATTTCGTTTGAAACTGTTTCAACAAAATCCGTTCTTGTCTGTATTGACGTTGGGTCTTGTGCAAAAGCTTTAACTGTAAACAATCTGTCTTGCATTCCGTTTACAACAATATCTACAAACTTAGGAATAATTGGGACTGGTGTCCAATCTAAGTTTAAATAAGATAAATCGCCGTTAACAGAAAATTCGTCTTTGTACTTTTGAATTGATTGCTCACCTCTTGCATATAATCTCAACTTATGAAAGTCTCTTTGGTTTTGAGCAAACCTTCCTGTACCAGATGATTTTCTGAACCACTCATTTTGTATACCTCGCGCCACTTCCATTCCGTAGTCTTTGCTCGCTTTGGTAGCATCGTCAACCGATTGGCTGGGAAATTGGGTAACTTGTCCTGTAGCTTCTGCCATTTTTATTGTATTATTTTACTATTTGATCCTGAATTATTATATCTTGAAAAACCAAAATCTATTTTTTTAACTTCTCTTGTAGTCTTAGATGCATATAAATGTCTTTGGCATGCCATTATAGCTAAGCCTGAACTTATTGATGCATCAAATTTTGTTCTTTTATTTATATCAAATTTAGCCCAGTCTTCAAGCGTTCTTTGAAAATACATTTTGCCACATTCTCCGTTATCTTTTAATCCAACGTGATCTTCTATGTAGCTTTCAATTGCTGCAGCATGAGCTTGTCTTATATCTTCCGAAGAGTTTGGTATACCACCTAGCTCTTTTTCCGTTACAGATAATTTGCTTCTGGCTTTATCGGGTCTGTTCATTGAATAACCTCTATAACCTCTTCTTTTAATATGATATAATAATCTAGGTTTATTGTTTTCTGCTAATATTGGCATTCCGTAGAATATCATTGCCATAAGTACATCTTCAAAAAATATTTCAGCGGTTTGTGGCCTAGCAACATATTCTAAAAAGAATTGACTTGATGGAACATCCGCCAGCATACTAAAGGTTGTTAATCCGTGTAATGCTCCGTTTGAACCACCTCCATCAACTGTTCCGCTAATATCGTAGCTATCACAACCAAAAGCACCTAAGTCTTTATTACCAGGATACTTTATACCGTTTTGAACAATTATATTATTTTGTAATTCAACAGGGGGTATCCAAGATAACTTAAATCTTCCTGTTTTATTTGGATGAAACTCTACCGTAGAATCTTTAACTCCGTTTTTCCAATTAAACGATCCACGAGTGACGTATCCGTTCATGGTCATTTCTTCATTAAAATCTACTTGTTCGTATATCTTATTTAAATTAAATAAAGATCTTGCTATCTCGTCTCTAAAAGCATGCTTTTCATATCTAGGAAACTGACGATAAAATTCATTTAACGCGTCATTATTTCCTTTAAGCCCATCTGCTTCATTCTCCCAATGCTCGATAACTCCAATATAGATGAGCTCCCCGTCGATTCCTTTAATTGGTTTTTCTGGAGTATCAAATACAGGAAATCCATATTTATCAATGAATCCTTCGTAATTCCATTCCATAGGTATGAACAAAGAATATAATCCACTAGCAGTCTGCCCATTGCGATTTCGCTTCGTAACTTTTGAGTCATAATATAATTTTTTAAAATTATCACCTCCTTTGTCTAAAGCATTAGAGGTAGACCCCATCATACACTTACCAACTATCTTAGCACCTAGTCTTAAACAAGTTTTTGTTACTCGCCAGTTATTAAGAATATTGTCAGGCTTTTCCCATTTACCAGATTCATCGTGTACTAGTAGTCTTAATTTTTCTCCATCATAAGAGTTGTCGCCGGTATTTTTCCAGTCAATCGTCGTGTCAAGACCCTTTTGTTCGTCACCGGACGCTTCATTAACTGTACTTCTTGTAAGTCTTCTTGACGGAGTCTTGTAGGAAAGTTCTGTCTTTGGTCTTTCCATTCCGTCTTGGATCGGCTTGAAGAAGAACGGATAGTTCGTTGAGATTGGTACGACCTTATCTGTGAACATCTTCTTAGCGTCGCTTCCAGACTTTGATAAAATTCCAAATCTTGCATCTCTGGTGACTGTAGCTTGATCCACAGTCTCTGAACTTCCCATGAAGGAAAAACCAGACCGTCTGTTTTTGAGGTAGCACATGCCATAACTTCGTGGATCAGCTTTGCACGCTTCCCAGAAATAATAGAAGATTCTATTTGCCTGTCGAAAGTCCGGCGATCCAACGTCGATTTTTGTCCAGTTGAGGTACATATAGTGTGACCCTG